CGGAGGCGACCTTATCAGCCACCTCCTCAGTCATTGTAGCATCGCCAGCCATAGCCTTCTGCAAGAATGCATAGACCATTAGCTCTGCTGGATGGTTCATTCGTCTACGTCCACGAAGTCGTTGTCAATGATGCCTTTGACCATAGCTTCATCTTCTTTGGTCAAGCCACTACCGCAACGTTCCGCATGAAGGTCAAGGATTTTACCGTTGGTATACTCAATGACTTCGATGAAGTTACGCAGAGTATCGTTGTCTTCCGGTGTAATATCACAGACGTTACCAAGAGAGGCGTCAACGAAGCCAAACTTAGCACCCGTAGGGATAGAGCCTTCCTTAGAGCTAAGCACAAGCTCACACATAATAGGAAGCATATTCTTGCCTGTGATCTTCTTTACTGCAGCGTCAACGTTCTTGATGCTGCTCTGGTTCTTCACATCAAAGACAAAGGGAATGCTTGTATAATCTGCAGTAAGATCATTTCCTTTAGCATCCTTAGGATTATCAATGCTCAGGGTGCCATAGATAACTTTAGTGCGCTTGACTGAACGGATGACTTGCTTAGTCTTATCCGGCAGTGCGTTGAAGTCTTCGATGTAACCGGAAGGACGACCAAGGTTGAACCCACCAATGTTATCCTTAAGATCGCCGTTCAAGTTGTTAGCAAGAACAGACTTTTCCATTTCATTAGTGTCTGCGTTCCAGCGTGTCCACTGTTGACGCATTGCGAAGATGCGGATACGAAGCTCAGTTGCATAAACAACTTCATCGCCACGGGTGACAGTGTACGTACCAATAGGCAGAACCTCTGTCTTGATCTTCTTGCCGTTGAAATCTACCTCACCCATGACAGGCTGATGGATCATGCCTACACGGGAAAGACTGGGGGTCGCTTGAGAGGTAGAACCTCCTGTGCTGATACCCATAAGGTCTGCCATAGACAGGCCACGTTCATTTGCAATAGTAAGTTCTGTGCTCATAGTATCTCCTTAGAGCTTATCAAAGAGTCCTAGTTATACCGTCATACGTCCTTTGTGTCAAGCCAATTCGGACCTATCTTTGCTTCCAAAAGTAGCTCAACGTTTAGCTTTATGCCGTAAGTATCCTCAACCAAAGTATTAATGTTCTGGTTGAGACTATCAATAATATGTAGCACCCTATTTTTTTCTGACGGGTGTACATCAACAACCATACTGTCGTGTACTGTGTTTACAAGTACAGACTGCAAGGGCTGCAGCATACGAGCTAACTCGTTAAACACAACAGGGACTACATCCCCTGTAGCAAAGCCCTGCACAGGGTAGTTCTTAATCATAGTAAAGTGAGTAGGCGTTCCGTTAGCCCTACGTGCTATGTCAGGGAAGGCATACTGTCTGCCGCTTACGTTAGTGATCTTCATAAAGCGCAGCGCCTCATTAGCCAGCTTCTTATGCCAAGACCCTATGCCCTGATACTTCTCAGTGAAGTGCGTGTAGTATGCCTGCTCTGCCTTGCTACGGCCATAACCTGTAGCACCAAACAGGGGTGCAAAGGTATGTTCTTTAGCTGCCTGACGGGACGTAGGCTGGCCTGCATCAGTAATAACTTTAGCAGTGTAGCTGTGAACATCAAACCCTGTCTCAATCTCCTGCATTGCAACACTATCCTGTGCCAGAAAGGCAGCAGTGCGAAACTCTAGTTGTGCAAAGTCAGCTTCCATGATGTAGCCACCATCCCACCGAGAGGTGAACACACGTTTAACTGGGAACGTACCGCCACGTGGCATGTTCTGCATATTAGGATTACGCCCAGAGAAGCGGCCAGTAGCTGTTATGTGCTGCGTCAATCCTACATGAAGGAAGTCATCATGCTTAGTGTAGCCTTCGATACCATCCACAAAACTAGATAGGTAACTAGACACAGCGGACAGCCTCTTAAGATCAGACAAGAATGTAACTGCATCCTGCATGTTGTTATTCTTAGCGGTAGAGATAAGCGTGTCAAGGTTATCTTTGCCCGTGCTAAACCCATTAGCACTGACCCATGCCTTACTTGGTGCTGTAAACTTAAGTCCAGCCACCTGCTTAGTCTCTTCTAGTTGATAGCCACGGGCATCGCAGTCCTTACATTTGTTAGGCTTGCTATACTTTGTGCCATCCTTCTTTACTTTGTAGGTTTTGCCTTGTCCCTCACAGGTAGGGCAAGTGAATGCCTTAGTGCGATACAGGGTCTTACTGTTTGCATTGACTGCAGCTTTAAACTCTTGTGGTGTATTCGTAAAGTTGAACAGGTCTACCCATTCTTTCTTATTGTTTACACTGCGAGAGAACACAACCTGAGACATCTGCTCCGGTGAGTTGAGGTTAATAGGCGTGTCGCCCATAAGCTCACGCACTTTGTATTGCAAGCGTGTCTCAATGTCAGCACGTTCCTTCTCAAACAAGTCACGCACTTTGTTTAGTTCCTGCCTGTCTACTTTGAACCCTGACATGTACATTCTGGTAAGGGTTTTGCAGGTTCTGAAAGTAACTGCCCTAACGGTTGAAAGGGAGTCGGATTCGGGCTTGGCATAATCCCGTTCGATTGAGTGGAACAACTCACTAGTAGTGAGAAGGTCACACCGGAGATAATGGCTAAGCTCACGAAGAGGAATCTCGTTAGTATTGTATCCTTGCTTAAAGTAAGTCTTAAGCGTGTCATCTTTCTGTACCTCTAGGTTGCGCCGCTCAGCACAAGCGGCAAGAGACAGTGGCTGCTTCTGTCCACGTAGCAACAGATACTCTGCAAGCATAGTGTCATATACGTCACCGTCATACTTGAAGCCACTCTCCCACAGCCACATCAAGTCGTGCTGTAGGTTGTGACCAATAAGCAGGGTAGTCATGTCTAGTACTTGCTGTACAAAGGCACGACCTATCCCTGACTTATCTTTGTATTCTACGTGATCCAGTGTTACAATATGCAACTCTTCGTGATTGTCTACGTTAAGCAGGCCCACTTGGGTCAAGCTATTCAAAGGTTCAAACGGGTCAATGTGATCCCGTCCGTCCCGCTTAGTGATACTATTCTCTACGTCTAGTACAAGTCGCATCTGTCTCTCCTCTAGGACGTATAGATAGAACGCCCTCCGTCTAGCTCTGTATGGATCACACCGTGGTATCCACCCTTAAGCTTATTCTTGGCAATGTTCAAGTGCCTTTGAGTGTCTTGCTCTTCTGCACCCTCAACTACAGGGTTCTTAGAGATAAGGATCATTAGGTCAGCCTCTGCTGCCTTACCTGTCTTAGAGCCTTCCATCATGGACTGGTCAACAAAGACCTTACCCTCTGCTACTGCAGACAACTGTGACATCCATACAACACAGCATTTGTACTGCTTGGCAATGTTACGTGCGTGGATAGCTGCATCCTTCAAGTAAATATCAGACTTGTCACTGCTCTTGGTGGCAAACTTGTCACCCATATCTAGGATAACAATGTCAGGCTTCTCGTGTTTAACAACAGCCTCAACCCAACGCATATCTTTGTTGGTGCTATCCTTGATGCGAATGTTCTGACGGACAGGCTCATACCGTGAGCGAGCTAGAGAAATGTTAGCACGAACCTCGTCCATAGTCATGTTAGTTGCAGCACATAGATACCGTGCACCTACACGTTCATAGCTCTCTTCGTTACACAAGATGATACACTTGGCACCCTGCTTAGCCCAACCATCAGGGCCAGCTACAAGACTGGCATGGAAAGAAGTTTTACCAGTATTAGGACGAGCACCAACCAGAAGGAGATGCCCCCCACTAACACCTTCCACTTTTCTACGGAGAGTTGGGATGTTAAACTTCCATTGTGTCTCCAGATCATTAGCAGTAAGCAGCGTGTCAATACTAATATCGTTCCACTCAATACGTAGATTGGGAGTAAAGTCATCCTTGTAATCCTCAAGTAGTCGGCGTAAAGGTTCAAGTGTAGTCTTCGTACCGTTCACAAACTCAAAGCCAATGTTAGCTACCTGATCCCCAACATACTGCTGGAACATACTAGATAGAACATCCTCTGCAATCTCTGGCTTGATAGGCTCTGCCTTGTCAATCTTACGGAACAGATCATCGTATGCAGACTTAGTTGCAGTAGTCATGCTCTGGTTCTGAGCTTGAAACACAGCGTGTAGGTCTTGCACTGTCAGGTCAGTGTCGTAGACTTCCATAGCAGAATCAAGGGCTTGCTTGAGCTTACGAACATCCTTGCTAAAGATGTTATCAGGACAGCGGATACCCTTGTGCTGCTCATAGAAGTCTTTATTGAGTAGCGTCTTAAGTAGTGCCAACTCCATTATATCTCTCTCCTCGTATTAGGTGCACCTTGAACAAGCCCTCAGTTTTATTCATAGAGGCTATCATGTCAAGGAATTGTTTGTACGAAACTTCAAGTACAGAAAACCTGTCTAAACTTTCTTGCCACTGTCGTATAAATACAACACCGTCAGACAGGATGATCTGCAAGTCTTCGTGCTTACCATCTTCGTCAAGACAGGTAACTATAGTGGAGTCGAACTCATGCTCAACACTGAACATTACGCTTTGTCCAGCTTAGCTAGAGTAAGTCTAATCATATAAGCAGTGTCACAAGCAGGGACACCATCATCTAGGTCTTGAAGAGTAGCATCAATCAAGCCCATCAGACTGTCATACTTATTTGTCATAGCTTCAAGAGCCTCACGATTACCATGCCGTGCCTCTTCATTAGCTACTTTTTCTAGTTTACTCAAGTCCCATTTAGCCATCTTCTTTATCTCCTAGAGTTGATGCCCCAAAGTATTCCAACAGACGTTTAGCGGCAAGAACATCTGCACTAAGCTCCGCATAATCTTCGGACATTACATCCGTAATCTCCGCACGGTCATTGATTTTCCGCATTTCTTCAAGGGACCATTCGACCACCTGACGTAGACGGACAATGCACACGCTGTCGAATAGGTCGAGCAAAGCATCGCCTTTATTAGTCATCTCTTCGAAGATTTCGGTCCACATCTTGTTTGCCCACGGATTCTTCTCAGTCATTTTCAGTCTCCTTTTCCCAGTAACGTTTGTAACCCTTCCCTAGAACAGCCTTAACCTTCTTAAATACAGGCACCAACTCGGCACCGTCATCTGCGTAGTAACCTGTGTCATCCACCCAAGCGTCAACTTCTTCAAGGACAGACTCAAGCTCCTCAATACGATCAGCAGCTTCAAGGTATAGACTGCCTTCTGGTTTGTCTTGATCTTCAGGGAACACACGTTCCCAAGCCCACAGCCGGATTAATAAGTCAGTCATGTGTTAAATTCCCCTCATGGAATGTGTTCTCCTCCTTGAGTTTGGCGAGGGTGGTAATGATTGCTGATCTGGGAAATGACGAGCGCACCTCGCCCACAGCAAAAAGCGCCGCATCGGCCACACGTAACATATCCACCGCCTCATCCAGCTTGGCCTCAAGTTCTTCGATGCGGTCGGCGGCTGCATTGCCCAGTGTGGGCCAGCCCCGACTGCTACGCAGATGCCTCACCAGATCGTCAGTCATGGTCTACCTTTCTAACAAGTTCTAACCAGTTATACCCCATATGTGTTATAACTCCTCGTCATGAACAAGAGCCTTCCAGCTTACAGGGAACAGCCCCTGCATGATTTCACTAATCTGATCTGCTACGATCCGGCTCTCATATTGAGTGTCACTGGCGCAGCGTAGTTTGCACATGGAAGCAAAGGCGTCAAGACTTCCTGACCAATACCACTCTGTCATGGTGGACTGTGGCAGGACCATGCGGGCTTGCTCAGGTGCTACTCCATGCCCTAACAGATCGTTGTAGGCTATAAGACATGCCCAGTTAGTGTCTCCCCAATCACCTACATCAACGACACCCTCAGACCCCTGCTTCTTGTCAGCACTACGACCCCGCCACACATCAGGCACATAGAACTGAGGTTCATCATCTACGTATCGACGGCTGATCTCATTCCAGCGTAGGAACTTATGCTTCACTAGCTGTCTTGCTACGAAGATCGGAGCCTTTACGTGGAAGGATGCAAAGGCATGGCCGAATGGGCTGATGTGCTTGTGCTTGGCAAGGTAACGAATCAGCTTGGTGTCACGTTCAGCTAGGACATTAGGACCACCTACTCTACCCTCAAAGGTGCTCTTCTTACCAAAGCTAACCCGTGCTGCGTTAACAACAGACAGGTCACTGCCCATGTGGTCGATGTAGGTTGCTTGGATCATTCATTATTTCCCTTAGCTTCTCTATGTCCTCTGCGTTACGATACTTGATATCATCACTTAGTTTAATAGCACAAGTAGGCAAGCCTGTCCATGCCTCTATTTCCCTACGATACTCAATAGTTTTTTGTATAGCGTCAGGGTCAAGGGCTACTACTGCTTTAGTATACTCACCTATCTTTTGTATGTGCCTGTCAGTTAAGCTAGTGCCAAGGATAGCCATAGCTGTTATGTTATCTAGATACTGAGTAGCTACTATAGCAGAGACAACATCCTCTACGATAAGCAAGGTTTCACCTTTACCTACAGTAAAGTAATCAGCGGCACCAGTGTAGCGATACCACTTAGGTATCTTACGTTGTCCTACTGCACGACCTACAGCATCAATGATCCTGCCTTTGTATAAGATGGGGAACACTACACGTTCCTGCCTTACGTCATACATCAAGCCGGGATAGTTATAGATGCCCCACCTACGCACAAAGTGTTGGTAGTTCCAGTGCTCACTAGTAGGACTAACTAGATAAGCAGGTATCTCCATAGTATCAGGCTCAGCTTTCTTTGGCTTGCTATCAGGACGTAGCTTAGCCCTGACTTGCTGTGCTGTAAGACCTACAGCTATCTTACCTTTTATGTTGCAGCCCAGTTTGTAGCAGTTGTATACAATAACCCCATCAATGTCAGCAGATGTAAACGTATTATTGCCACCACACGCAGGACAGTTGCCACGATACGTGCCATCCGTAGGTGTCATGCTCTCAGCAAAGCGTCTGTGTTTCTGCCAGTCAGTCATCGTCTGTGTCGTTTCCTCTAGCTGCTAGTGCCTTACTCGCACCACTGAATGTGTTGACCAT